AAGGCTGCTTCGTTTTCGAGCAGGATGGGTTTGAGTGTGGGCATGGTGTCAATCCTCCAGAGCCAGTACGTCGGACAGATCCCGCCAGCTGCCGGTGTTGCCGTCCCAGACGGTCATGCCGTCAGCGACGAAGCAGCGAGCGGCGCAGCGGGCCGCGGCGGTGAGTGCCTCGGATGCGGTGGGCTTGTCGTTGGTGACCGGCAAGCCTTGGTTGATGACGCGGAACTTGCCGTCGCTCATTGAGAGGTAGGTGGTGGGGTCGGACATGGTGTGTTACCTCCGGGTGGATGGAACGGGGTAGTGGCCGATGAACTCGGCAACTTCGGGGACGCCCTCACCGACAAACCAGCGGCGACCCTTTGCGTCGAATTCGTTGGTGCGCTTGTGCTCGTTGGTGACCAGAACGGTGCCGTCGTCCAGCTTGGCGTACAACACCTCGAGGATCTCCGACTTGTCGTAATCAATGCGGCTGGTGCTGAATCCCTTGCAGATCATGTGTGTCTCCTCAGACGTGGTTGTGAAACAGCAGAGCCCTCGTGAGAAGACTCTCTTGTTTCTCCATCACCGCTTGGTTGTCCCCAGCATCACTACTGGGGGCCAGCATCCCGACCCCGTGGCTTAGGTCGGCTTACTCAGTGCATGGGAGGTATTTGACCAGACGCTGAGATCTCAGTCAATACCCTTGCCGCATTTATTTTGCCAATTTGCCCGAGTAATTTCTATGGCTCCATTAAATTTACTTATCTGACCCCTGTTTAATAGCCCTTGACTATCTGCGTGCGCTCAATTACCCTGCGCGAACTATCACCATCAACGACGGGAGTCGCCATGCGCTGCGTAGAGATCATGATTCACGACGACGGCACGTTCCACGTGCGCGAGTGCGAGCCCCCGGAGGCTGACGAGCCCATGGAGGGCGGTCAGACGTTCCAGTCCGCCGAGGAAGCGGCCGCGGCTGCCATCCAGATGCTGCAGGCGCCCGCTGAGGGCGGCCAGAATGAGCTGCAGGCCGCGATGCAAGGCGGCTACGACAAGGTGCGGCCGGCTGCTGGTGGCGGCAAGATGCAGGGCGCCGGCATGCAGTATCAGGACTCGGAGATGTAACGTGGCTGCTGCGCCGAAGCGTAAGCCGAAGAAGCAGCCACTGGTTGCTGGCGCGCCTGAAGCCCAGCCGGCCGCATGGCTTGACGATTTGTGCGTGTGGCTCTCTGAAGGCAACACGTTGCGTGAATTCTGCAGGCAGCCCGGGCGACCGTCGAACCGGACGATCTACGACAAAATGCTGCAAGACGCCGAGGTGGCCTCGCGCGTCGCCCGCGCGAGAGATGTCGGGTATGACGTTATCGCAGACGATTGCATGCGAATCGCCGACACGCAGATCCTAGGGCGCCGCACGAAGCGCTCAGACGATGGCGTCGAGGTTGTCGATGAGGACGCTCTCGGGCACCGCAAGCTGCAGATCGAAACCCGCCTGAAGCTGTTGGCCTGCTGGAACCCGAAGAAGTACGGCAACAAGCAAGAAGTCGAACACAAGGGCACCATGTCGGTGACCATCTCCAAGGATGATGCTGGTGTCCTATAAGCCCACCGTCATACAGAAGAAAGCCCGGTCACTGATTAGTACGGTGATCCACGCGCTTCTGGTGGGTGGCTCCCGGTCCGGCAAGACCTTCGAAATTTGCTACATCCTAGTCCTGCGCGCCCTCGCGGCGCCGGGCTCGCGGCATGCGATGCTGCGGTTCCGCTTCAACCACATCAAGGCCTCGGTCATCCTCGACACGTTCCCCAAGATGATGGCGCTGTGCTTCCCCGGCGTACCCTACACGATCGATAAGACCGACTGGTACGCGGCGCTGCCCGACAACAGCCAGATCTGGTTCGGCGGCCTTGATGACAAGGAGCGCACCGAGAAGATCCTCGGCCAAGAATACGCGACGATTGCCTTCAACGAGGCCTCGCAGATCCCATACTCGTCGCGAGTCATGGCCATGACGCGACTGGCGCAGCTGGTGAATACCCGCGACGGCGTGCCGCTGACACTGCGGACGATTGCCGACGAGAACCCGCCGAGCAAGGCGCACTGGACGTATCAGCTTTACGTGCGCAAGGTCGATCCGGAAACAAAGAAGCCGCTGACGAACCCTGATCAGTACGGCTACATCTACATGAACCCGATCGACAACATCGAGAACCTGCCGGCCTCGTACATCGAGATGCTGAACGGCCTCGGTGCTCGGGCGAAGCTGCGCTTCCTCGACGGCAAGTTCGCCGAGACGGCTGCTGGCCAGTTGTGGAGCGATGAGCTGATCGAGAAGCGGCGCCACATGACGGTCACGCCGGAGCTGGTGCGCATCGTGGTGGCTGTGGATCCAAGCGGGTCCGACGACACGGACAATCTGGCCAACGACGAGATCGGCATCGTGGTGGCAGGCCTCGGCAACGATGGCCGCGGCTACATCCTCGAGGACGTCACGATCAAAGCGGGCCCGGCGACGTGGGGCAACATGGCCGTCACCAGCTACAGCCGGCACGAGGCAGACCTGATCGTCGGTGAGGGCAACTTCGGCGGCGCCATGGTCAAGCATGTCGTGATGACGGCGTGTCGCGCCGCGGGCATGAACGAGGTCAAGTTTAAGCTGGTCAATGCCAGCCGCGGCAAGACCGTGCGCGCCGAGCCGTTCTCGGCGCTTACCGAGCAGGACAAGATTCGCTTCGCCGGCTACTTCCCGGAGCTGGAGGAAGAGCTGTGCGGCTTCACCACTGCAGGCTACATCGGCGAGCGCAGCCCGAACCGCGCCGACGCCGCGATCTGGGCGCTGTCCGAGTTGTTCCCGGGCATGCTGCGCAAGCAAGAGAAGCCGAAGCAGATCATCAGGGAATGGAATCCGAGCGATAACTCGATGGCATATTAACCGCGCCGCACGTAAGCGCACTTTGAAAGGAGCAAGACCATGAGCGAAGGAACAATGCGGGTCCGAGGTAAAGGCCACACGACCGGGGTCAGCGTCACGCGACCGGCGAACACCACGACATACACGACCGGCGATGTGATCGGTACGGCTGTCACCGCGACTCTGATCATCCCCAACGCCAGCTTCGGAGAGTTCGACGCTGGCATCATCCAGCAGGTGATCGTCAGCAGCAGCGCATACGTCGCGGTTGCTCCGACCCTCGAGCTCTGGCTGTTCGACACGGTCGTCGCTGATATTGCTGACAATGCAGCCTTCGCGCCGACTGACACCGAGATGGCCACGCTGATCGGCATCGTCGAATTGCCGACCGCTGACTGGAAGATCGGAGCTCCGACCGCGGGTGCTGGTGGTAACGCCGTGTGCGTCGCCGACAACGTGTCGATACCTTTCAACACGAAGAAGGGCACCAGCAAGATCTACGGCGTGCTGGTGGTGCGCAACGCCTACGAGCCAATCAGCGGTGAGGTCTTCACCGTGCGCATGCAGGTCATCGACTGATCATGCTAGGCGCTGGACCTCGTCGTGTGATGGGTGGCCGTCGCGCTGCTGATCGATTCTCGAACGTATGCACCGGGAGTATCGGCACCCCGATCGACACCACAATAACGGTTCCGCTGGATGACATTTACTGCTCCACTGGAGCCATCGAAATAGATTCCGTCGCAGCCGGAGATGGAATCGTAGTGATTAACGGCGCTTGGAGACTGACATGAGCATAACTGTAAACGGAGCAACAAACACAATCACCGCTGCGAGTGGGCTGGCTATCGCGGGGAATACGGCGGTTACCGGGACGCTGAGTTGCACAACGCAATTATCTGCTCAGGGGGTAAAGAGTCTAACCAACGGAAATACATATTTTCAAGACTTGGCGGGGCGAAATTACCTCCTCGTTGGAGGATCAACTGCAAGCACGGTAGACACTCTATTCGCTGTGGCAGGCAATACCACGGTAGCTGCTTTTAGCGCCACCGGCCTCGCTGTTACGGGGACGCTGAGTGCTACGGGGGTAACTTCATCCACGGCCACCGGAGAGGCATACAAATTAACTGCTGCAGCTTCTGGAACAAATGGTGCTGCCCAATACCTCGCATGGTATAGGAACGACGGAACCACCCGCAAGATGTATATAGGTTTTGGCGGCGCTGACTCGGTAACTACGAACTTTGTCAATGATTTGGGAACTATTGTACTGGCGGCGCAGGGTGGGGCTACCACAGTTTCCTCCACCGGACTCGCAGTAACCGGAACGCTGAGTGCGAGTGGCACGATCACAGGCACAAGTGCAACGGTTGGCGGTGCGGTAGGGACATCCTTCCAGCATCAGATCGTCAATACTCACATCGCTGTTGGCGATTGGGCGGGGACAACGTATCGCTGGATAGCGGGAGATGCCACCACTACACAAGCATACATCGGCGCGGTTGTTACCAGTTCGGCTTCAAACGGCCTGAGTGATCTGGTGTTCGCTGTGAAAGATGCGGCAGGATCTTCTGCGGTCACAGAATATATGCGTATCGCCGGAGGCGGCGTAGTTAGCATCGCATCCACCACCGACGCCACCAGCACCACAGCCGCATCGCTCAAGACGGCGGGCGGATTGGGGGTGGCGAAGAAGGCTTATATCGGAACTGATCTGAGTGTCGGCGCTAATGCAACCTTTGGCGCAGCGGCCAGCGGAATCAGCGTCATCACCGGATACGCTGGAGCAGGCGGATTGCTCGTCGGAACGCTGATTGGGTCGCAAGGCGCAGGTAACTTGACGCTTGCCGGAAATCTAGCAGACGGAACAACGGCAACGGTGAGCATGGCCTACTCAAACGGCGGCGCATGGTACTCCGGCGTTAAGTTATCCCCAACAACCGGCGGCGGCGCGAACAGAGGCACGCTCGCGCTAATGGCTGATGGTGGAAGTATCACATCGGGGGCAAACATCGTCATGGCCTCCGGCAAAGGCATCGACTTCAGCGCCACGACGGATGGCAGCGGGACGACGACGAGTGAGGTGCTGAGTGACTATGAGGAGGGGACGTGGACTCCTGTTGTGGCGTTTGGCGGCGCGTCTGTTGGAATTACTTATACACAACAGGTGGGGCTATACATAAAAGTGGGGCGAGTGGTAACGGTGCAAATAAATGTGGTTATGTCGAGCAAAGGCAGTTCTGTCGGGGATGCGACTATTACTGGCTTGCCGTTTACTTCTGTGGGATATAGGTCTACGGGGAGCATTGCGCCACAGCTTCTCTCCTTCACAGATATTCCATACGCGCTTATCGAAGCAAGTAGCACACTTATGTATCTGAGAGAAACATCCAATGCTGGTGTTGTTGATGATCTTACAGATGTCGAATTTACTAATT